CGCGCAGGATGCCGTTGCGCTTCCAGAATAGCAGTTCGCTTGTGTCGCGCATCCACATGGCTTGCCAAATTTGGCGGTCACGATGCGTCATCCACAGCAGGAACAGCGTCACGGCTTGCGCCATTAGCGCCACAACGATTGCAATTTGATATTGGTTCATTGGTCAATCCTCTAATAATAGGGTCAATAGGAATAGGGCGGCTCCAGCTAGAACCGCAATCATTTGGCATCTAATTGCGCGGCTAAGGTGTTGGCTTGTTCCATCCAGCGGTCAAGCCGTGCGTTCAGTTCGTCAATCTCACGCTTTGCGTCTTCTAGTTGGTCGTCAACGCCTATCAGATGCTCCAGACGCTCCAACAGGATAAATTCTAATTCGGTGCGGACGTTGTCTTGTGCGTAGCGCGTCAGTTCGCAGTCGTGCATCATGCGGAGATAATTGCGGTCGTTTGTCATGTTATGCTTCCCTCACTGTTTTAATGATTGCGTAGATTGATAAGACTAAGACGCCACAAAAGAACATCTCGGCTAGGGCGTGAATGATAGTTGCTGTCATGCTGTCAGTTCCTCTTCCCATTCGGTCCAGTATATTTGGACATCGCCAATGTCGGCATCGTCGTCGTCGTCGATATTGCCTATGTAGAATTCGGCGAATTCATCAGGCGTGACGTTTTTGTGCAAGCACTCGTCGCTGCAATAATACTCGTTTGCGCCCTCAATGACGTAACCTTCGTTCATGCCAGCGCCGCATTCGGTGCATTTGTGTGCGTATGTCATGCGTCTGCGCCTTCCATCATGTCGGCATGATGTTCTGCCAGCTCGTCCCAATCGACGCTGCAAAGGTCAAGCATATCCCAGATAAAGCCATTGTCCTCGCCTATCCTTTCAAAAACATACGCGTCCACCATTTCGCGGCAGTATTCCGCGGTAACGTCGATGCCGTTTTCTGTATCATCGGCCCAAGTATCACCGAACCAAAGGTTGACGGTCCAAGTGGCTGCATTGCGCCAACCGTTGCAAGTATTGTCTGTCATAGTTTCTCACTCCTATTGTTGGCACTAGCGCCATCCTCGCGGCGGATTGCTCCGCCGTCCGGTGGTGTTAGGCTGCTTTGCGTTCTTTGTTGCGGAAAGCGCGTTCGACGATGCGGCGCAGCTCGCTTGTGCGCTGAAGCTCTATTCCGGTCTTTTCTTGAAGCGCCAGCAATCCGCCGCCCCATACAATCATAGCGTCATCATCATCCAGCGGGCGCTCACAAAAGGCGCTATAATATATCGCCAGCGACTCAGCGTCCGCTTTGCTCACCATTGGCTCAGGCGCTGGCTCCTCTGGCTTGGCGACATAACGTCCGCGCCATGATGCAATCACTTCCCATTCGCGGCCATTATCAAGCCGGACAACTACCATCGGCAGATGCCCAGCCATGTATGAGCGGACAACAGGAAACGTCTGCGCCTGTTCGCCAGTGCCGTAGCCACAGGCTTTGAGCCAGTCGGCGGATACTTCGTAATAATTTTCGGTTGCTTGTGTCATGAGATCTCACTCCTGTTGAATTAATTAGTAACGGCCAGCCATGAAGTCGGCCATTGTTTCGCTGTCGGTGTGGTCGCTGATGACATCCTCATCATTGCCCCATACCAGCCAGATGTTGCCGACAGGCTGGTCAGAGGCATCGCGCATGTGCAGCACATCGCTGTCGGTGGTGCATAATGCTTCTAATATAGCGCGGCTGTCGGCGCTGCGCTTCACAGTCCATTCTTCGCCATCGTAAACGGAAACAGTCCAGCCCTTCGCCAAGGCATCCTTGACGATTTTACGGACGATGCGGGCTTCGTGATATGTGGCGTATTCTAAAGCGGTGGTAGTCATGTCGGTCACTCCGTTACTGTTTAACTACCCTCTTAATGAACTTGATTGAGGGTATATTCAAGCCACTATTTTATAGCGTCATGTCGATTTTCCAGATTTGCACTAAATTGTGTGGCATTTTGGCACTACCCTCTAAAACCGATTTTAAAGCCCATACAGCGCGATTTGGGTTTGAGGGTAGGTTAGTATGGAAAGAGGGCAAGTCTCAAAAGGTTCTGGTTCTGTTCTGTTTCTGTTCCAATAGCCTAGAATTGCCGAGATCTCGACGATGGTTTGCACATAAAAATAAATCTGTGGATAAGTTATTTGCGGACATGGGCGGAATAGTCATTTGTTAGGCTATGGAAATGGGCGAAATAGCCTAGGGAAAAGTGACGGATTTCTGCGCCTCGCCAAGGATTCTAGGCTATCTAGGCTATTGGATATGTAGTCACTCACAAAATAAAAATTTATAACCTATATGGTTAGCGTTATATTTCTGGCGATTGAAAACGCATAGCCTAGATAGCCTAGATGACCTAGACTTTACGTTAACGTAAAGCAGTCATGACTACGCAATCGGTCATGACCTACGCAGTCATGGCGTCATGATTTACGCAGTCATGACTTGCAATCGCATAACCTAGATTGCCCATGCAAAATGTTGCACCGCAGCATAGCCAGCCAGCCAATATGTTTTTCTTATTGCGAGCCGCTCGCAGAAAGGGAAAGGTCAACCCAGAATCTACGCTATAGAACAAAGCCAGAACGCTTCGAGCAGGGGGTGGGGAGGGGTGGGGCCGAGCGCCGCGTGACTGTTCCGGGCACGGGTCGCAAACAATTTTTATTTTTTTAAAATGTTGGTGCATCAAAGCCTGTTGCGTATCTGCGCGCAGTAGATTATTGTACGCCCAATGACTTTCTACTCACTGCCATTTACACCTGAGCGCACGCAGGCCACCGAGTCGCGGTTAGAGGCGATCTATGAAGCAGCGCGTTACGGCCTGAAGGGCGACAGTCTGGCAATGGCCGCTGGATTGACCCCGCGGCAGTACCGCGTGCTGGCCGACGCTGACCCGCTGGTCGAGATGGCTGAGATCAAAGGTCGCAGCGACGGCGAGTACACAGCAGCTAAGACCATGTACGAAGCGGCGCGCGATGGCGACAGCAAAGCTGCGCTGGAGATACTCAAGCATCAGCACGGCTGGGTAGCCAAGCAGCAGATCGACGTGAACATCGACCAACAGATAAGCATTACAGGCGCGCTGGAAAAAGCACAGTCGCGCGTCATCGAGGGGCTGTACACTGAACTGCCCCAGCTAGAGGATAACACACATGCAGCAGCCGATATATTCAGCGCAAGACGAGATGGAGTTGATGGCGCGGCTGTGGTCGCCCACACTGAAGGATGACCCCCTAGCATTTGTGCTGTATACGTTCCCGTGGGGCCAAGCAGGCACACCGCTGGAACATTTCCCCGGCCCGCGTAAATGGCAGCGCCAGATACTTGGCGACTTGCGCGACCACATCAAAGCGAACAACGGCAAGGTTGACTTCGACACGGCGCGGCTGGCGATTGCGTCAGGACGCGGGATCGGCAAGTCGGCGCTGGTGTCATGGCTCACCATCTGGATGTTATCGTCAAGGATCGGCTCGACCACCATCGTGTCGGCAAACTCCGAAGCGCAGCTAAGAAGCGTCACATGGGCAGAAATTACCAAGTGGCTGGCGATGTCGCTGAACAGTCATTGGTTCGAGATAGCAGCTACACGCATCATGCCCGCCAAGTGGCTGACGGAACTGGTCGAGCGTGACCTCAAGAAAGGCACGCGCTACTGGTCAGTCGAAGGCCGGCTATGGTCGGAAGAGAACCCTGACGCCTACGCAGGGGTGCATAACTTCGACGGTGTGATGCTGATCTTCGACGAAGCCAGCGGTATTCCCGACAGCATCTGGTCGGTGAGTGATGGTTTCTTTACGGAGAATACGCCGCACCGCTTTCATCTGGCATTCTCCAACCCGCGGCGTAACACAGGCTATTTCTACGAGACGTTCCACAGTAAGCGGGCGTTCTGGACAACACGCGTCATCGACGCCCGCGATGTCGAGGGTACAGACAAAAACCTGTACCAGCGCATCATAGATGAGTACGGGCCAGACAGCTACCAAGCCAGCGTCGAAGTCTACGGTAACTTCCCATCAGAAGGTGACGATCAGTTCATCGGCAGCAATCTGGTTGATGATGCCATGAAGCGGCCACCTGTCAAAGATGACAGCGCGCCCATCGTCATAGGTGTAGACCCGGCACGCTTTGGGGCGGATGCCACCGTCATCGCCATACGGCGGGGCCGTGACATCCTAGAGTTGCGGAGACACCGCGGGGCTGACACGATGGAAGTAGCCGGCTACGTCATCGACGCCATAGAACAGTTCAAGCCAGCGTTGGTCTGCATCGACGAAGGCGGGCTAGGCGCAGGCGTTGTGGACAGGCTGAAAGAACAGCGGTACAAGATACGCGGCGTAAACTTCGGCAACAAAGCCAAGAACCAAATCATGTGGGGCAACAAGCGCGCAGAGATGTGGGGCGCCATGCGTGATTGGCTACGCACAGGCCACATACCGACAGACCGCTTTTTAAAGACAGACCTCATCAGCCCGCGCACCAAGCCTGATAGTAAGGGTACGCTGTTCCTCGAAAGCAAGAAAGATATGAAGTCTCGCGGGCTGGCGTCACCTGACGCAGCAGACGCCATAGCGGTGACATTTGCCTTTCCTGTAGCGTCACAGGATTTTCGACAAGGACGCGTTGACAGACGCTCATCAAGCGGGTATTCTCCCGCCGGAGTATCTACAAGCTGGATGGGCAGTTAATGGCAGACAAGAAAAAATCTGTGTCGTTGTCCGTAGGCCGGGGTGAAAAGCTGCCTGTATCTAAGGGTGCAGGGCTGACAGCCGCTGGTAGAGCGAAATATAACGCTGCAACAGGCAGCAAATTGAAGGCGCCAGCACCCAACCCGAAGACAAAGGCTGACGCAGGACGCAAAGCGTCGTTCTGCGCCCGCATGGGGGCTGTTGCAGCCAAGGCAAAGAACGGCGAGCGCGCCAAAGCTAGTTTGAAAAGGTGGAAATGCCAATGAAACCCGGATTATACGCCAACATCCACGCTAAAAAAGCCCGCATTGCCGCCGGATTAGGCGAAAAAATGCGTAAACCGGGTACTAAGGGTGCCCCTACAACCAAAGCGTTCAAAGAGAGCGCCAAAACCGCTAAAAAACCAGCTAAGAAGGGTAAGTAAATGCCATCAGGTAAGAAAGATATTTACGGCAATAAGAGCAAAGCACTCTATAAAGCTGGCACAATAGCCGCTGAACGCGCTGCAATCGCTAACCGCGACCCAGCCCGCGCACGCCGCGCAATGGAAGCGGTAGCCCGCGAAGGCACGACAAGCGCAGCAGGCGGACGCGCGCCAGTCAAAATGCCGAAACCTGTACAGAAACCTGTACAGGTCATCCGCACAACTGTGTCGATGAAACCAACGCCAGCGAAGAAGAAATAAAGTGCCTCTGGTCAAGTCGCCCAGCAAAGCCGCGTTCCGCAAGAACATCAAGGCCGAGGTAAACGCCGGAAAACCTGTCAAACAGGCGGTTGCAATCGCGTA